CGCAGCAGTTACCGTTACATTCGCTTAGAGGCTTAACTTATGTTAGGCGGGGGAAACCCAGTAGGCGGACAAAACCCAACAGGAATAGGTAGTAGTCTAAACTATATTGGAAAACACGCTTATCTTTACACGGGTGCAGTGAATATAAATAACGTTGAAACTAATTTGGCTGAGTTTGATACAGCAGGTAATAGTTACTTAGTAGGTTCTTGGCAACCACAATTTGTAACTAATACAGGCGAGGATACCCAATTTAGATTATATTTTAATAATCAATTAGTTTCATCGGTTGTTTTAACATCTACTAAAGATTATTCACCTTTTGAAGAAATAGAAATTATAATACCTACAGATACAAAAGTTAGAATAACTGGTCAAAATTTAGATTCAAGTTCAGACATGGATGTAAGTACAATTATAACAGGTAGGGTGTACAGTTAATGCCAAAAAAGAAGTTAACTAAAACACAGGTAAAACGTAAACTAAAACAAGCTAGTACAATAATGTACGATCTCTTTTTAGATAAGTTAGGGCAACTAAAGAGCGATGTACCTATGTCACAGGCTAAAATACTAGATGTACATAGGCAAATTACTAACGCTGAAAAGCGCATGTAATGCTAGAATGTCAACTAAAATCTACCACATCGAGTTCCCGAAATGGCTTAATGACCATAGAACAGTGGAACAATTACTTATTCGAGTGGTGCTTGCGTATCTCGCAGCAAGAGAAACGGGGATAATGTAATGCCTTTTGCGCTAATACCTGACGGTTTTACTATACAAAAAGTTACAGCAGCGCAAGAAAGAGCAGTAAAATCAAAGCGACGCCAGGATGATTTGATCGCTTTGATAAATAATCCGCAAACTATTGCGGTAATTGGTACAATAATAGGGGGCACGTTGGTAGCTACACAAGTTGATGGCATAATTGACTCGCTAAAAGAAAGTGGAGTCCAAGTTTCTGATGACGTAATACAGGCAACCAAAGAAAAAGTGGGCTCGGGGTTAAGTTTAGCATCGCGTGCCGTTAGCCCTTTAGCACCTGTTGACGCAGCACTAGGAATTGTACGTCAAGCAGGACTTATCGACAGCGATACAGAAACAAGAATACGGGAGCTAATACCAGGAATATGATACCTTTTCTAAAATTGCTAGATGAAGTGGTAAACCCACCAAAGAAAGCACAAGAAAAATTAGTTGAAGGAACTAAAGCCTTTGGCGAAGGAATTAAAGAAGCAGTAGACAAATTTAATCCTTTCAAAGACTTAAGTAAATTTAATCCTTTTAGACGTAAATAAATTTAAACCAACAGGCTAGTTGGTAATTTATGGAAATAGAACCTACGGTACTGTTAGCTTATGCGATCGCCTGGACTTTTTTTTATGCATTATTATCCAGGCATATAGCTGAGTTATCTAGGCAAAAGTGGACAACATGGGTACAATCTGAAGAAAGTGACGATGTACTTGTAGAAGCATTACAAGCTGTAATAGAAGAAATAGAGGACAGAATGCACGATAAACTAGAGGACTTTAAATCGTCATTCTTTGGTAGTTTAGGTGCAGCTAGTAAAAAATTAGACCAAGCAACAGGGCAAGGTGCAATCAAAGCATTGACAAAAGATAATCCCGTTATGGGCTTTTTAGCCGATTACATGATGAAAAGGGGTGGTTTAGATGCATTACAGGGGCAAAACACGGGAGATCAACCCAAACAACAGCCAGGTAATACGGGAAAGTTAGGGCTCAAGTAGAGTTAAATACCCCAATATAGCTAGTTTAATGGCTTGGAAAGATACTCTATGTCACTCTAGAGTACCTTTCCTTACCTTTTACTTATCCTTTCCTTATCTTTTCTTAAAAGAAAAAGGCCAGATAAGCTAAGCAATCACTGTTATTTTAGTGATCGCTTTTTGGCATTGCATACACAAGTTTAAGTGACTGTGTAATTTTTCTACTGACCTATGCAAGAATGCCTGCTTGCACAATGTACACTCTCTACGCATTGGTTAGCCAAATGCTACCATCGTCCATTGCTTCTAATTCCCAAGTTAACTCCAGGTAATCTTTAGCAAATTCTTTGTTACCTTCTTCTAATAGTGGTACAACTGTTTTAGCCATTACAGCAGCTCCAGTTTGCCATTGCATTTTCATTCCACTAGAAGAAAGAGAAGGATAACCAGGATGTGTAAGTAAAAGTATAGAGACAGTATACTTAACACCCCATTCCGTGTCTATTGTTTCTGGCAAATCTAGGAAACGTAATGTTGCCTTTTCGCCTGCTTGCAGTCCCTTCATTTTAGAAGGAGATCCAAAGTTATATTTTGGGTCACTCATATTAAAAAAGGTGGAACACACTATAAATAAAACTCTATTCCACTCATAAATGAGTAACCAACATACTTATAAATGGGTAATCAATAGTATGACAGGGCAGTCCGTAGGCTTGCCCCCACAGGTATAAACATGGCACCAAGAAGAAAAACACCACGCAGGAGAGCAAAACGTTCATTCAGCGTTAATTTATTAGAAACCGGAGCAGGTTTGGCATTTTTAGATGCAGCAAACGCAGGCACCGCAGCACAGTCATTTTTGAAAGGAGATCTTAAAGGTGGATTAGACACATTAAGCAAGGCTTTCAAATCTAACAAAAACGAAATGGTAAGAATCGGCGCAGCTACAATAGCTGCAAAGACTGTTTTGTCAAGTCTTGGCGGAAGCAAAGTACTTGGAGCAATTGGTCCGCTCAAATTGAGGGCCTAAAAATAAGGAAATAATAAACATGGCAATAGTAGTAAGTAGAACAGAATCAGGAATGAGCTTAACAACATCATTTGCGGCATTGGACAATCTAGCTGGAGCATCCGTTTCATCTAGTTTTACAGTACCACAAGGTGTTAGCGGAATTAAACAAGTATCAATTAGTATGTCTAATGATGCAGCAGAAGAAACCATAGGGTTACTGAAAATCTCAGGTAATGCAATGCGAGATGGTGACGCAGTTTTTACAGCTGCAGGAATGGTTATTGGAGCTACCGCAACCGGTAACGCTTCAAACAATGTCCAATACGATACCGATCTCGGTGTTGTTAGTGGAAACAGTGTGGAATTGTCCTTAGCAGGAACCACAGCCGCAACAGTAGACGCAGCAGTTACCGTTACATTCGCTTAGAGGCTTAACTTATGTTAGGCGGGGGAAACCCAGTAGGCGGACAAAACCCAACAGGAATAGGTAGTAGTCTAAACTATATTGGAAAACACGCTTATCTTTACACGGGTGCAGTGAATATAAA